TAGAAAATACAGCGAATCATTATGTTATTTTTATGAATGGTAGTCCATCTTCAGCTTTGATTTCTATGAAAGCTACTCAATTAAAAGTGAGTAGAAAATGGAACTCAATGATGATGGGTATTAAACTAAATGGTAAAAATGGTTTATTCACACCGCCTACATACAGCCACATTTATAATCTAAAAACAGTTCAGATGTCTAATGACAAAGGAACTTGGTTTGGATGGGATGTGACTAAAGTTGGCCCAGTTGAAAACAAAGGAGTGTATGAACTTTCCAAAAACTTTGCTACACAAATTAGCAAAGGTAAGGTCAAAGTTAAACACGGAACTGAAGAAACTTCAAGTACACCATACTAACCGAATCCTAGGTAGTGGGCGTCTAAGCGAGAGTGGAAACGCCCACTTGAATTTTTATGTCAGTAGAAAATTTTAAAAACATATTTCAAGGATTAGGTCGAGCACGTGGTGTCACTTATGTTGACAAGAAAGGTGAAGACGGTCAAAAGATAAGAGGTAAATCATTCGTAACACGAGAAAAAGTGACGGATGACTTATGGCTTAAGCATCTTCAGGGGATTGAACCAAGTTTAGGTATAATTCCAATAAACGATGAAAACAAATGTAGATGGGGGTGTATTGATATAGATTCCTATGCAGGTTTTGATCACAAAAAATTAATTAATAAAATTAAAATTTTAAAATTACCCTTGATAGTCTTTCGATCTAAATCAGGTGGGGCACACGTATTTTGTTTTACAACAGTTCCTGTTGAAGCAAAACTAATAAGAGACAAACTTTTATCAGTGAGTGCAGTCTTAGGATATGGTGGATCAGAAGTATTTCCAAAACAAATAGAATTAAAATCAGAAGAGGATACCGGGAATTTCTTAAACTTACCATACTTTAATGGGGATGATACAACAAGGTATGCTTTTCTGGAGAGCGGAGAAGCCGCGAGTATAAGTGGTTTTTTTGGTTTATACGAAAGAAATAAATTAACACCAGAACAACTAGAAAAATTAGAAGTTAAAAGACCTGAGTCAGAATTTAATGATGGCCCTCCATGTTTAGAGTCATTAACTCAAACAGAAATAAAAGATGGAAGAGATAGAATACTTTATCAATATATACAATATGCAAAAAGAAAATGGCCAGAAAGTTGGCAAGCTAAAATAAATGCATTTAATTATAAATACTTTGCATCTCATCCGGAAGGACCCTTAGAAGATAAAATAGTACAAGGAAAAATTAAATTTAATGACGGAAAAGATTTAGGTTTTAAATGTAATGAAGAACCTATGTGTAATCATTGTGATAAAAATTTATGTAGAACTAGAAAATTTGGTATAGGGGGTGAAGCAGTCTTTCCATCGCTAACCGATTTACAAAAAATTTTATTAGATGAGCCATATTATTGGGTTAATGTTGATGGAGATAGAGTTAAATTAGACAATATAGATTATCTCATGGAACAAAGATTATTTAGAAGAACCGTTGCAAAACAGATAAATAAAAAACCACCAAGAATTACAGTTAAAGAATTTGAAAAGTATACTGACATGCTTTTACAAGGAATAGAAGAAGTAGAAGCACCAGTTGGCTCCTCTAAGATAGATCAATTAAGTAATCATCTAGAAGATTATTGTATTCAAAGATCAATTGGATCAGTTACTAAAAAAGATATTTTAAATGGAGCGGTTTATACTGAAGACAACAAACATATATTTACTTTTCATAGGTTCTTTCACGGACATTTAACTAAGAAAAAATGGAAGGAAGATTACCAAGTTACACAGCAAATGTTAAAAGAACATTGTGGATGTGACGAAGGAAGAATGGTTGTTGGTAAAAAGAAACCGTCGGTTATGAAAGTGGCTGTATTTGATAAAGTTGAAGATCAATTCACTCAAAAAAAATTAAAAGAGGAGGCACCTTTCTAATGATAAGAGACCAACTTTCACTGTGGGAAGATCCAAAACAAATTATTTTAGAACGAGAAAAAGTAGACTTATCTACTTTAAGAAGTGATAAGTTTAGAAAAAATAATTTTAATTTATTATCCAAAGGCGTTTATTTTATATACAAAACAAGTGGTGTTAATCCTTTTATGAAAGATAAGGGTTCTATTTTTCCTTTTATAAAAAACGATGTTACGGGAAAAATAATAAAGTTAGTTCCTTTACAAAATAAAAAAGACTCTGCGTATCCTTTTACATTTATAAATTCAAATAAATTTGGCAATCTTAAACTAAACATGCACAAAACTGTAGCTTTAGCTTTTTTACCAAATGACAACCCTGAACAAAAAACTATTGTAGATCATTTAGATGGAAACCATTTTAATTATTTACCAGAAAATTTAGAATGGGTTACTCCATCGGAAAATAGTAAAAGAATAAAAAGATGAAAACGATTGTATTAGGACCACCAGGAACAGGAAAGACTTGGACTCTTTTAAATAAGGTACAAGAATATTTAAAGGATACAGACCCTGATAAGATAGGGTATTTTGCTTTTACCAAGAAAGCTGCCAACGAAGCTAAAGGAAGAGCTATGGAGAAGTTTAATTATACAGAAGATGATCTTCCTTACTTTAGAACTTTACACTCATTAGCATTTAGAAAACTTGGCTATAATAAAGATCAAGTAATGCAGAAACGACATTACGAAGATCTTGGTAAAAAACTTAATATATTTTTAGATTATAATGAATATGATGAAGAAGAGACGGGTATATTTACTACCAAAAGTGATTACTTAAGATTGATTCATTTAGCTAAACTTAGAAACATAAGCTTAGAACAACAATTAAAACTAGGAGAGCATAATACTGAGGTAGAATATAAAACCTTAGTTCATTTAGCTCATGAGCTCGAAAGATATAAAAAGGAAAATGTTCTTAAAGATTATAATGACATGATTATAGAATTCACTAAGTCTGATAAATGTCCAAAATTTGATGTAGTATTCATTGATGAAGCCCAAGATTTATCTCTTATGCAATGGGATATGGCTAAAACTATTTGGAATAATACAGAAGATTCGTTTATTGCAGGGGATGATGATCAGGCTATATTTAGATGGGCCGGTGCAGATGTAGATTCTTTTATTGCACAAAGTGGAAAATTATTAAATTTAACTCGATCACGAAGAATACCAAGAGCCATACATGATTTTGCATTAGGTATTATTAAAAGAGTTTCCAATAGAAGATATAAAGAATGGGCTCCCAGGGATCATCAAGGTTCTTTAAAATTTCATGATGATATAAAAGATTTAGATATGTCTTCCGGTAAATGGTATATTCTTTCTAGAACGCGCCATATGTTGGAGGACATAGAAGATGAAATAAAAGAACGAGGATGGTATTTTGAAAATAGATTTAAAAAAATGCCAGAAAAAGATGCAGCTGAAGCTGCAGCTGATTGGGAATCTGGAAGAAAAGGAACTCCATTAAATTATAAACAGATAGAAAGAATATATAGTTATATGACCACTCAACATGCAAACAAATTAAAACTTAAAGGGATGGCTAAAGAAAGTTATTATAATTTATCTCAATTAAAAGAATATGGATTAAAAACTGATCTTGTTTGGCATGAAGCATTTGATGATTTAAATTTTAGAAGAAAAAATTATATTAGAAGTATGCGTAGAAATGGTGAGAATCTAAAAGGAGATCCAAGAATTCATTTATCTACAATTCATAGTGTTAAAGGTGGAGAAAGACCGAATGTAGTTTTATTAACAGATCTTACTAATAATACTAATAAAGCATATAGAAAAAATCCTGATGATGAAACTAGATTGTTTTATGTAGGTGCAACTAGAACAAAAGAAAATTTACATATTATAAGACCAAAAGATTATGAAAAAGCCTATCCCCTGGAAAATATATGAGTGATGAAATATATAAAAAGCAGGTAGGAGGAAATCACTATCGAAGTATGGTTATTCAGCCTTCAGAATTTATTAATAGAAATAATATTCCGTTCGCCGAAGGAAATGCAATTAAATATTTATGTCGCCACAAACAGAAAAATCAGAAAGAAGATTTATTAAAAGCAAAACATTATATTGACATGGCTATCGATAGAGACTATCCTGTAGAAGTGAAAGAAGAAATAAAAGAGAAAAAGAATTCGTGGGGTATTGTTAAATGATACAACGACCCTTATTTGCACCACAAGTAGAGTGGACACCACCAGATGAGTTTCCAGACTTATCTAATTATGATGAAATAGCAATTGACTTAGAAACAAAAGACCCAGACTTAATTAAAATGGGATCAGGATCTATTACAGGTAATGGATGTATTACTGGTGTAGCAGTAGCTGTACATAATTGGTCAGGTTATTATCCTATTGCACATGAAGGTGGTGGTAATATGGATAAGAAAAAAGTTTTAAAATGGTTTCAAGGAGTACTTAACACTGACGCTATAAAAATATTTCATAACGCCATGTATGACGTTTGTTGGATACGAGCGCTCGGTTTAAGTATTAACGGTAAAATAGTTGACACGATGATTGCATCGGCCGTTGTTGATGAAAATCAAATGCGTTACGACTTAAACAACTGTTCTAAAAGATACACTGGAAAAGGAAAAAGTGAAACACATTTATATGAAGCAGCAAAAAGTTGGGGGGTTGACCCCAAGGCAGAAATGTAT